ACTATTATTCCTGAAGAAAATATGCCTTTTAATGATGATGGTATTCGTCCTGATATTATTATTAATCCACATGCAATTCCTAGTCGTATGACAATTGGACAACTTAAAGAAACACTATTAGGTAAAGTTTTATTAGAGTTAGGATTATTTGGAGATGGTACAAGTTTTGGTGAATTTAATGTTAAAGATATTTGTAAAGAATTACAAAATATTGGATATGAATCAAAAGGTAATGAAATATTATATGATGGATTATCAGGTGATCAAATGAGAACAAGTGTATTTATTGGTCCAGCATTTTATCAAAGATTAAAACATATGGTAAATGATAAACAGCATAGTAGAAGTATTGGTCCAATGGTAAATTTAACAAGACAGCCTGCTGAAGGTCGTTCTCGTGATGGTGGTTTACGTTATGGTGAAATGGAGAAAGATGCAATGGTTGCTCATGGGGCATCTCAATTTAATAAAGAGAGATTACTAAGCGCATCTGATGAATTCAAAACCCAAGTATGTAAAAAATGTGGTCTTATTGCTGCATATAATAATAAAGAACATATTCATGTATGTAAAACTTGTGGTAATACTACAGAGTTTAGTAATGTATACTTACCATATGCTTGTAAATTATTATTTCAAGAATTAATTACTATGAATATTGCTCCAAGAATTTTAACAGAAAATTAGTTATAATTTATTAATTAAATATTTTATTTATCATTTTTTTTTATTTATCTATACTAAATATATAATGTCGTTTAATGGTCAATTAGCTTTTACTTATCCATACAGTAAATTATTAGGAGGTCGTCCTTGTGGAAGAACGCCAACTCCGCAAATTTGGGTAAATTATGGTGCTAATCGAAATAATCCAGTTTATAAAAATGCACCACGTGAAAATTGTAATTATGGTTTAGACAATCCTCAATATCGTTCTTGTACTCCACATCTAAGATTTAAGGATGGAGATAATGATTTAGTAATGTCTAGAGTATTTTTAAAACAGGCTAATAATAAAAAATTATATGTTGATGATAACAATGTATTAGTAACTCCTACAAATGTTGGTTTACAAGCTCAAGTTCCAGGAGGTGAATTTGAAATGAATGTTGGAGGACAAACCCCATTTAGAGCTTTAATGAATGCAGGAGATCCAGCACTTAGTGTTAATAAATATGCAGGTACAGCAAAAGGATGGGCTAATCCACTTAATGGTGGTGAAACCCCAGACCTTATATATGTAAATCCACCAAATCAAGTAACATCAACTAGAAGAGCTTCTAATGCTGGTGCTCTTAGAATGAGTGGTTATTTGCCACAAGCAAATGCATATGGAGCAGCGCCTGGCGGTGGTGGTCATGCAGCTTTATGGTCAGGTAATCAAAAATGGGTATATGATGGTTCAGATTATATTACTTTTAAGAAATTACAGGCTAAAAATAGAAATTTCAATGATATATCTTGGGGTGGTGATCGCAATAATGCATCACAAAGTGCATTATCACGTGTTAGACGCTAAAAATAATAATTATTTAAAATATTAATTATTATTTTTTTTTATGTAAGATTCTAAATAAAATATAGAGAGCTAATATTGCTAAAGATATTTGTAATATTAGACGAAGTTTTTTATTACAATCTTCCATGCTTTCTTGATTATCTAATAATGCTTTACTATTTTTAAATCCTTCTTTTACACACCCATTACAAGTTCCATTTTGAAATGTAAGTGCAGCACAACCTCCACGACTAGTCCCACTAATAGGATTTGTACCGCCTTTCCATAAGCATGGTTCAACATTTTTAATATCGGTAAATGTTAAATGAGCAGTTCCCATACTTACATTATTTTTATTATCTCTAACTGGTAATGTAACAGATGCACAAGATGGATCTGTTCCTTCCATAAATGCTTGGAAAATTTGTAATGGATTTATATTAGCAGTACTAGACATAACACCTGGAACTATACCTACAATTTCTCCAAAATCCGTACCTAAAGCACCAGAAATAAATGGTATATCTCCACTAGGAATATTATCAACAAAAATAGATCTAGTAACATCTTCACCAGTAGTGACATCTTTACAAGTAGCTCCTGTTTTTAAAAAATATCGGTCACCAAGTGGATCATTTTCACCAGGACCCCTTTGTGCACCTCCAGATGCAATTAAGGTCTCCATATATTTGACCAAGCCAATGATATCATTACCAAGAGCACCTAAATTTCCATCTGCCGACATACCCATTTCTTGAGGTGCTAAAATCCATTTCCAGTATTCATAATTTGGACCTAATAATTCGGTTTCTACTTTATCTAAATCTTTTACAACATCTTTAAAAAAGTTAGACATATACTTATAAAATATAAATATTTTATTTAATCAGTTCTAAGTTTACCAGTATAAGCATTTGATTGTATTTGTGGAAGAGGATTTGGCATATCTTTTTTTGTAGTATTAGCAAGACTTAATCCTTTAGCCTGTAATTGACTACCAAAATCAGCTAATGATTGTTTAAGTTTTTTTTCACCATTCACAAGATCAGTAACTTTTTGTTTTAAATCTAAAACACTTTTTAAATTATTATTAAGTGTTTCTAATTTAGAGGTATTACTAGCTACCTGATTAGCTATATTATTGTTAATGTTATCTACATTTTTTTTTATAGATGATAACGTTGCACTATTTCGCATACCAGTAGTAGTAGGACCTTCTAGTTGAGGACAGTTATCTAGACCTTCTATGTTATTTTTATATAAAAATAATATTAATGATAATAATAAAAGTAAAAATAATATACTAATCATTATATATTATGATTATAAATTATTTAGGTTGATTAGCTACGCTATTAGCTTGACTTTGTAATTGTTGTCCTAATTGTTGTATACCAACTTCTGTAGTTTTTATACTTGAACTTAAATTAGCAACAATTTGTCTTAACTCATTTAATCCTTTTATATTAGTATTTATGTTATTAATCTGTGCAGTATTTGTATTAACCTGTTGTCTTAAATGACTATCTAAGTCAGATATTTGTTGTTGTAATGTAGAAATTTGATTACTATTTGTTATATCAGTACTAGTAGATCCTTTTATAGGTGGTGTGTCACAATTATCTAAACTTTCTCTCTTTTTAAAAAATGTTGAACAAAAAAATAAAATAGTAGATAATGCTATTAATAATATTATAATACTAAACATATATATTTATATATAAATAATATTTTTATTATTTATATATGGCATACATAAATTGTAAAAATCAAAATGTAGATTTTTGTGAAATAGAAAAACATGTATTAGATTATATAACTGAGTTATCTTGGAGACATAAAAGTTGTCAAGTAACTGATGTATCAAATTGCAATAAAAATTGGAAAACAGAAACACCTATATATGCTTTAGTTCCAACTATGTCTAGACCAATACCACAAATCAGAAGTTGGTGTGCTCCAGGAAGACCATTACCTATAATAAATAGTAACTCAAACTTTTCTATTAATGGTGGTATGATAGATCCTATTACAGGTAAGTATTTAACTGATATACAATACAATGGTCAATCTATTAATCTTAGTGATTACCTACATTATAATAATCCTAATGTTAAAATAAATAGTAAAGGCAAAATTGCTTGTGCTGATGAAGAAGGTACTTATCAACAAAATTTTTATTCAGGACCTGGTTGGAAATCTTCTAGAGTTCATGGTAGAACAAAAACGACTGCACTACCTCGTCCTATTAAGCATTGGCGGCGACAATTATTTCCAAGACAATATATAGATCAAGAAGGACAACCTTTACCAGATTTACCTATTGATCAAACTAATATTGATACAAATAAAATAACTAGAGGAAGACATTATAGTGGATTAAATTTATTTGAATCTCCAAACGGTTATACTATTACTAAAATTAAAATATTACAAGACAGTGTTAGAATGTTAGATAATAATAATAATATTATTGGTGGAAGAGCTATAAGTTGTAAACCTGTATGGGTAATAGATACTAATATAGATATATCCAATGATATATCTAACTGTTCAATTGTAAATAAAAGAACTACATTTACAATACCACAATGTGCACAGCGTAGTGCACTAATCCGTGCACGCCCAGGATCTTTTGTTAACAAACGTTTTTTTCAATATCAAAGTAATAAAGGTTACTTACAATCAAGAGCAGCTTTAAATTATCAAGTATCTATATTTTCTTATACTCCTTATTTATATAATAAAAATTTAAACAATCCTTCTGTAAGTAATGAAAGATTTAAACAAATATTATATCAGCCAAATACTTTTCCACCATCAACATTTAGTTTATATAGAAACAATCAAAGTATAAGACCAGGATTTATTATTCCTGAAATTAAAACTTGTTATAATGTTGACTCAGATATAAATATATATAGCACACCATCTGAAAGGTGTTTATGTAAACGATCTGTATCCTATAAGCCTTCAAATATTATATTCCAAAGAAACTCTGCAGTACAGTCTAGTAGTAATATTAAACGTAAAGCTCGTGCTGCTATAACTAGAAAACAATATAATATAACTAATATGTGGGGAATAACAACATCAAACAGTAGTTTATATACTTCTTGCTATCTTCAACGAACTACTATAAATGGAACAACAAAATGTTATAATAAAAATAATTTAAGATATCTATATGGAAGATAAATAGTTTAGGTAATACAATTAACACCTTAATAATTATTAAATTTAAATAATATATATTTTAATATCTTATTTAAATATATATGTCTGTAACATTATATAATACAAATAATCCGAAAGAAATTATCTTATCAAATTTAACTGAAAAAGATAGGTTACTAGGAGTAAGCAAAAATAAAGTAGATTTAGCTACAAAATCATTAGAAGCAACTAATGGAACTTCTTTACCTAGTAATCAGCAAAATATTTTAAGTTCTGGATTTCAAGGAGGTCAATATATTCATCCTGGTGGTCTATTTCATAATAATTGGAAAGGACTAGTTACAAATACTAGTATTGAATCTAATGGTGTTAATAGAGTAGGAAATATTTCGTCAATTCAAATTAAATTAAATGCTCCAACTAGTTCTCGTCCACAAATAAATTTTCCTAGTGATGGTTATACATACGCGCCAAATACAAGTCATAATCGAGCTCCAAGAGGTTTACCTAGTGTTTATAATTATGGTGATCCATCAAATAATTCTGCTCTAGCTGTTATAGGAAGATACACCGGTATATATACTAGTGCAAGAGGTAAATCAGCGGGTAGAACGGGTTCTCTTAATCCTATAAAACATTGGAGAAAGCAATTAGCCCCTAGCCAAGGTCATATTACAGGTAAGCCTAGTCTAAATAATGTAATGTGGAATCCAGGAGGAACAACTTTAGATTCATCTTGTTGTGATTTAAATATAAATCAAAAAGATTGGACAAATACTAATAGCAAAGGAATGCTTAATAATTATTTAGCCGGTGGATATTTAAGTAATATATGTAGACAAAATACAAATAATGAAAATAATCCTAATGTAGGAGGATGTACAGTATTAAGAAATGAATTATCAAATTATCAACCGGTATATTTTAATAATCCCCAAAGAGTTACTAGGCCCAGATCTTCTCAAACAAAAATAAAAAAAAATTATTATACAACAGGCGCTGCTTATTTAAAAAGTCGTGTTAAATTATATGAACAAAATCAATTATTAAGTACAGTTAATCAAATGCCTGGCAAATCTAACGAATTAATTATGCAAAATGGTAAACTACTTGATCAAAAATTAGCACCTTCTAATCAAAATTGGATATATCCAAATAATAGTACAAGTGAAGGATCACAAGCATTTAATAGCACATATTGTGTATCCGATCCATCTGCATGTTGTATAAAGAAAAATGATATAAATAAAAATTGTAATGTACCAATTACTTTTAAACCAAATAATCCATTCTTTGCTAAACAAGGTGCTGTTGATAGTAGTACAAGAATTTTACAAGCTAAATATAATGCTATTATAACAAATAATAATGATTTTGCGCAAGGCGGTGATCCAAATTTTGTTAATGTAGCTGGTAAAGGAATGAATGTATACTTAACTGCTGGTAAAGAAAACAGTCAAGTAATTACACTTCCAGGTGCAACACCAGTTAAATATAGAGGTGATGCCTATAGAAGTCAAGCACCTTATTTTATTAAAAATAAATATCAACGTATCGCCGCTTGTTCTCAAGCTATATTAAATACATTTAATTTTCAATCTAGTATTCGTAGTAGACCAAGATTAAATGGAATAGGAAATAGAGAACCTTCTGGTGGTACAGGTCGAACTACTGTATGTTTTTTAAAAGTAAGTGATAAATTACCACCATATGGCAGAGGTATTTAAATTATATTTTTTATTATAATAATATATAATTATGATTAAAAAACAAAGAATAATTTTTTTTTGTAGTTTTTTTTTATTTTTTATTATAAGTTACTTATTTTTTTATCTTTTTATAAGCAAATTAGTTATTAAAGAAAATTTAGAAAATATATCTTATATTGATATAATAAATAGATTATTTATTCATCCTACTAGATATAAACAAAAAAATACATTAAAAAACAATACTTATTTGGGTGGTAATTCTGGTCCAATTGTATAATAAATAAATAAATATAATATATTTATTTATTATATATGGATTTTTCTAATAATAAAAATATTAAATATATCTTATTAATTTCTATATCAATAATTGTTTTAGGTATATTATTTTGTGTATTTACTTCAAAATTGAGAGAAGGATTAGAAAAAACTGTAGGTTTGCATGACTTTACTAATTCTGATCCAAATATTTTACCTAAACCTTTGCCAGATAACTGTATAGGGAATGGATATTTTATTTCACATCCTGATTCAACTATACCTCTTGTAGCAACCGCAGGTTATTTACACAGTAACATAGGAGCTTGCGAAAATGAATGTACTCCAGAAAGAGGTTGTTTTGCTGTATCATTTGATAGTGCATCTAAAGATGCAATGAAAAAATGTAATATATATAGTGCTGCTTCTACTACTGGAGGAAATACTATAAAAGCAGGAACAGTCTGTTCAAGAGTTTCTCCTAGATGTGGTGTATCTGGATATAAATTAGATAATACTTCTCCTGAATTAGCAAGTGTAATAAAGCCAAGTAATGGTGGTTATTTTACACATACCAGTGAAGGTGCTTGTGCTATAGAATGTAATACTAGAGATAATTGTATAGGTTATCTATATGATAAATCTTCTAAAAATCATTGGAAACCATGTAGAATTTTTAGTAAAAATAATCCAGGTGCATCAAGTGGATTCCCTGTTACTGGTATATGTTCTAGAGATAAACCACTAGCTACTCCTGCAGCGACACCGCCCCCTACTGCGGTTCCACCGCCACCATCTCCAACTGGAGTTCCACCACCATCTCCAACTGGAGTTCCACCACCACCATCATCAACAGGGGTTCCACCACCACCACCTCCAACAGGCAAATGTTCAGTTTTTTTACCAGGAATGATTGCAACATATGGTATGGAATATCCTGCATACCTTAGTATAGCAACTATAAATTGTGCAAAAGAAACAACAGCAGAAGGTTGTATTTTTATGGCTCAAGCAGCTGGTTCAAAAGCACCATTATGCAGTTGGACACCTGCTACAGTTCCTTCTACTCCTCCGCCAAATCAAATTGCTCCATCGCCACCACCTTCTTCACAAACTCCAGCACCAAGTACATCAGAAAAACCAAATACTGTTATACCTGTTATTCCACCAGATCATCCAATACAAAAAAGAATAAATGAAGTATTAAATCCTATTATTGCAAAAGGAGCATATCAATCGCCACTACCAGTTGCACAATAATAATTTTATAAAATATATATAATTTTTATTTATTGTAAAAGACTGCTGTATCGTCGAATTGGCTCACCTAACTGACGATGTGGTGGTATTAGTATACCAGGTGGTAAATTATCAGGGTCTAAATGAGGATATGCTCGAAGAATTGCATTACGCAATAACTCACTATTACGTCTATTAACATAATTTACATTATCTACTTCTTCTTGAATAGCCTCTGTCATATTTTGACCACGTTGTCTTATTTCTCGTTGTAAAGGATGACTTGGTCTACCTTGGCGTGAAATTCTTTCTACTAAATCTGGTTCTACTGTCCCATTTATTCTAGCTAAAAGTTCTGTAATTACTCTTTCTCTCTCAATATTTGCAGCTTGTAATTCGCGCAGTCTCTCATTTAAATATATTTTAGCCATAGTTCTACGCTGTTCACGCTCAACATTGTCTCGATCTTCAACTGGCTGATGTGATAAAACTTCAGAAAGTAAATCTGAATATTCATTTCTATTTGTTAAACCTTGAAATACTTGGGATAAAGCTGCAGCTTGAGCTGTAGTACCTACACCACCACGAGAACGTTTACGGCTTTTACGTTTTGTTCTATATTTTTTACGAGTCTTACCCATATTATATATAATATGTCTAGAGTTGAAATATTTAATAAATGTAATTATAAAATTTTAGAAATATAAGAGATATTAACATGAAAAGGTGAAGTTACAATAGATGCTACTAGTAGACCTAATACTCCTATAGATTTATAAAGATTTATTCGGAATAGAGGAGGTATTATATCAAGTATAAATAGTATAACAGATATTGCTAGAATTAATGTTCAAGAACCAGGAAATAAAAGACGCTATTAAGCATTTGCAAGTTTACGTCCTTTAGTAAACCATAAAACTATATTGATAATTGACGCTAAAACAAACCCATTAGAAAAGCCATTTTTTTTATCAAAATAGTTTCCTATAGCAGCAAATATTATAAGTAAATAACCATAAAATACAATGATAGAATAGGCTAAAGTTGTGTTCATTACTATAAATTATATATTTATTATAATGAATAATATAGATATTAAATATATATTATAAATAATATTAATGAAAAATAAAAAAGATAAGCAACCTATTTTAAGAAATCGTGAAGAGAGACAAATAGAGGCACATAAAATTATTAGTAAATTAACAGAATTAGAGTTAACTATTCAGTATGACCCAGTAAAAAATTTATTTGAAATTTTAAAAGATTATGTAGATAATGGAGGGGTCAAAGAGATTAATATTGCATTTCCAATGATAAATAAAAGAATAAAAGGACATTTACCAGATACAGTAAATGATCAGTGTTATGTTGCTTTAAAACATGAAGAATTTTAGATAATATTTATATAATAATATGAACTGGGATATTTTACCAGATGATATTATCAAAATAATTTTAAATTTCAGGAGAGAAATAACTTGTGGTAATAACGCAGCTAAATTTATTCAAAAAAAATAGAATAAATATAGGAATCGTGTTTTGATAGGCAGATTCAATATGTTGAAATATTTAAAAGATTTTAGAGAATGGAATCCTACATTTGAAGAATTTCTCTCTAGATCAGGATTGTAACAAATAGATTATGTAGTTATAAACATATTATGTTGATTAATGTTTTTATTATATGGTAATTTATGTTTTATACAGTACTGAATACATTTCAATATATTATTTTTTTTTATAGTATCTAATTTATCTGGTTTATTATTATCTAATATATGTAATGTTGATAGTATATTTTCTAACTGTTGTTGTCCCAAAATAGCATTAATATCTTCAATTTTATTAATGTACAAATATGGTATTCTAATATTTAATAGTTTAGAAATATTGTTTATGTGTAAATCTGTAAAAAAGTCACTAAATTTTTTTATTAATTCATATGTATTTTCTAATTTAAAATTTTTACAGACAATATATTTTTCAGAATTTGCACAACGACTTGCATGCGGCTTTACTATGTAACATTTTTCATATAGACTAGATAAAATATATAATAAGTCAATAGTAATCTGTGTAAACATATCAAATATTTTTAAAATAAACATACCTCCTCGTTTTTGCATGGCAATTGCATATACAATCTGAGCAAATATTAAATTTACTGAAAGATTTTCTTGTTCATTAAAATTATTTGAAAAATCAAATCCACCATCTCCAGTTATAAAATCAATACTACTTTTATAATTATTATAACAATACCATAAATTATCTACATTTAATAAATTACCTGTTTTATCTTTACCAGTTATAATTTTAATATTTTGATGTTTATTTAAAAAATGTTTACTTTTTTTCCAACCAGGTACATTATCATCATTGTCATTAATTAGAGTCATTCCATAATAAATATCATTACTATTTTTTGTATTATTATTTTCTCTATATGTTATTAATGCTTCTACAAATCCACCTGGTCCTTCCGCTAAATGAAAACTTTTTATTTCATCAACCCCAAAATCTATATTAAAAATATTAAAAATTTCTATTAATTTATAAAATGATCTAGATAAAGGTTTTAATTTACAAACAGATAGTTTTGTGTATGGTATTGGTGTATGTATATATTCATATGTATTTGTATACTTTTTATATTGATCCCATTCATTTGGATAATTATCAATTTGTCTTTTCATAGAGTTTAAATATTTTACAAGAGATTTACTAATAACATAAACTTGTCTATCTTTTTTAACTTCTAAATTTTCTGGGGATATGGTATTAATTATATTTGGTAATAAAAAATAGCTCATAACGTTATTATATTATTAATAAATCTATTTATATTGTTTTTAAGGTTTAGAAAATTTTGATTATTTACTTTTTAGTTTTATCTTAATTTTACTAGTAGATTTTTTCGAGCTAGTTTTTATAGATTCTTCAGCTTTTTCTATTTCTTGAATTGTCTCTTCTACTTTTTCAACTTGTTTTGTAGTCGCTTTAACTGCTTCTACTGCTTGTAAAGACTCTTTTGCTGCCTCTATTTGTTCAGCGTCAGAACTTTTAATTAATGCTGATTTAATATCAGCAATATCTACATTACGAACCTTTTTATATATAAAATAATTATTTAAGAATGAAATATCACGTTCCTCTCTAGTCATTTTAACTGCATCACCAATACTATTTTTGTCTAGTTTACGTGATTTAATATCAGTTTGCATTTGTTTATATAGTTGTTCAAATGAACCAATACTTTCGGTTAAATCTATAGATTTAAGTTCTTCTACTGTTAATGGAACAAACCCATAATTTTCTAAAATAGATGTAAGATAATCATAATTTACTAAATATTCTCTAATTGTTTTATTAATGGAAGCTTGAAATATATCTATAGCATATCCCAGAGATCCTATATCATCAGTAAATTCAGTATTTTCATATTGTTTTGTTATTTCAAGTAATTTATTTTTTTTCTCTCTATCAAAGAATGTATAAGTTTCATTAATTTTTAGAGTATTTAAAAGATTAAATATTTTTTTACCACTAAAACTAGTACCTATAAAATATCCTCCAATTTTTGTACATTCCGCAATATTAGTTAAGAAACTATGTAATGTTAAATTATTTTCAAACATATAATGAATAGCAAACTGTATAGAACTAATATTAAAACCATCACTAGCCACTCCATATGATTTAACTACACCTTTTCCTAATTTTTCTTTTGGTCCACTACCAAATACTGCATTTGTAATCTGTTTTCCAACATCACTAAATATAGCAGATGTATCTTTAATATTTTTGTTACTACTTCCATATACAAATAATGCATTTGGGGTTTCTTCAAATTTTTGTTTATATTTTAAATATCTTGCACAAACACCATCTACTGGGTTTCTAATATTATCTCTTGAATAATCAATACCAAATACAAATGATAATTTTGCTGAAATCCATTTAGGTATATCTCCACCTTTACCAACTGCATAATCAATTAATGTATTACCTGGATCAGATACATTATTAATTAGTCTATTTTTAACATATAAATTATGAAAGTCTCGTAATGCTTTTGTCTTTTTTGGTCCTTTTACTTGATTATAATATATATCATCTTGTGAAAGCTCATTTGGTATGTTTTCACCAGTTGTAATCATTTCCAAAGTAATTGGATTATGAATGCTATACCAATTATTCTGTGCAACATGATAAGCATTTCCATAACTTTTATATCCGGCTCTATATTCAGCTGTTTTATCATATCGAACTCTTAGAGGTATCCATCTCCATCCTTTTGGTCGTGTAATATCATATCTGCATTCAACAATTGTATTATCTTCAATGACTTCATTTTCTTCTGTAAACATCTGTTTTTCATTCATACTATCTAAACTTAATTCAATATTTGATATTCCAGCATCAGGATCATATGGATTAGATGGAACAAACTGTACTGGTTTAAATCTATCTTCTGAATCAAAGTCTGATTGTAACGGAAGTTCATCATCTATTAAATATTGACAAGGATTAGCAAAACCGTGTTTTTTTACATCATAACCAACACGTAATATAACTGTTTTATATTGGAGTATTTGATCTAATGCTGCAGTATCTAATCCATCTTCAAATTTATTTCCAATAAAATCATTACCAGTTTTGGTTTTTTTTGTAGTAAGTAAGAAATCAATAGTATTATATTCCGCAGGCTTCCACTTAAACGAATATTCCCAAGTATGTTTATAATTTTTTACCTTTTTATCTGTTTCAGTCATTCCTACCCCAAAATTTTTTGGTGTAAAGATAAACCCATCAGTATTATATTCATATTGATTTGCTTTAATTTGTTCATTTATTAATGAACATGCTGCAAATAGTGATTGACTCTCAGTAACATCGTAAAATCTTTTCATTTGAATCTTAATAGGAGATGGTGAATTAGTATTAATTAATTCAGGATTTAATAATTTAATTAAATTATCTAATAAATTCCATCTATAGTTAGTAGGTAATTCAGCTTTACTTGTACCAATAAATTCTAAGCTTCTTACATCTTTTTTATTAATAAAGTATATATCAAAGGCTGCATATAAATTAATATAATTACCTAATTTGTTATGAATAATATGTTCACCATCGATTAGACTATTAAATAGTTCTTTATTTTCTGTTTTTGCACCAGTAAATTCAATATTAGCTTGGGTATTAATTAGATATATTTTTCCTATTTCGTTAATATATAATATTTTTCTGTCACCATCAGCTTTATCAGTAACAGTAAATTTTTTTTTTACATTAATAATATTACTATTTGGATTATTTTCAGTGATATTTGATATTTGTAATGTAACAGATGATGGTCCAATAAAATCGCTTGGTTTAATATCTTGATTTCTAGAACCGATCAATTCTAAATAGTTTTTGCCAACAGATGTAATATCAGGATAAGATATTGGAAAATTAGTATTTTGTAATCCACATAATACATATTTACTAATAGTTTTAATAAATTTATTAATTTCATCAGTACTATAAGTTGAAACTTTATCATTTAAAATTTCTAATTCTATTTCATACTTAGGCACCATCTTAAAAATATTTGACTCACTAATACTATTGCTACTATTACTTTCTCTTACTATACTAAAATCTACTCTAATTGGAATATCTTCATGTAATAGTGTATATCTATCTATTAAACGATTAAATTTTTTTTTAGAAGTCCAATTACTTATAAGTGCAGTAATTTCTGGCGAATTAGCCGCTATATTTTTTTCAGTAGAATAAGTAATTCTAAAATTAAAAGAGTCTAAATTAACTCTTGCAGGGACTTTATCATCAATCATATATAGATTTTTTTCAGTAAAAGTATATCCTTGTTGTAGATAGTCATCTGGTATCTGATTGGTTTTGCAATAATTTTGTATATTAATTATATTATCTATTTCTAACCTAATATCATCAACTTTTATACTTAAATAATATTTATTAGATGGTGTAAAAGCAAAATTTTTTGCTAATAGAAATTTTATAGTGTTATCAAAATTATTTTTTGATATTTTTCCAATATTTCTTGTACCAAATCTAACTTCTAACTCAGGACTAACATTTTGATCCAGAGTTGCTTTGGTTTCTAAATATTTATTTATTAAACTTTCTTGTGTTAATGATATTGATTTTACTGTAGAAGTCATTATATATATTAATTAATATATTTATAAATCAATTTTCTTATTAATAATCATATTGATTACATTTTAGTCAGTATCTTTTCGTAAATATCTTTTTTTGTAATTTTAGATGGAATATTATCAATACCTAATTTTTTTGCAATTACTAATAAATCATCTTTAGTATAACTTGTAATACTTTTTAATGGTTTACTTAAATTTTCTATATTAAATAAGTTTTCTTTATAATATTCAAGTTTACTATTATTATCTTCAATAATAATATTATCATTAACATTATTAATTATATAAATATCAGAATTATCACTACAAACAAATTCAAAATATTTATTATTCCAAACATAAAAAAAATTTAAATTATATAATAGTGAAAGTGCAAAGAATGCTTCCATATTAATTTTTTTACTATTTAATAACTGATCTTCAACTCTATTTATACCTAATTTATAAGTTTTTAATTTTTGTTTAATTAATCTTAACTTTTCAATAGATTTAATTTTAAAATCTTTTTCTGTTTTAAAATTACAATTAGTTTCATACATATAATCGCCTTCAACTATTTTATAAATAATCCAAAGTAGTTGATCATTATTGTTTATATTAGTTTTATGTTTTTTAATTTCATTTTTAATAGTATCTCTTTTTACATTATTTACACTAGGTAATAATTTAATAATATTTTCATGTGTTAGCATATATTTTTGATCAATAATATTTGTCATCTAAATGTATATAATAATATATATTTAAATTGTTAACCATATATCTATTCTAGTAGTTTCTCACTGTTTTTACTAGTAGTTTTTTTATAAAAAAATGATGATTCAATATCTTTTTTAGTTGTTTCAATATCAGTTAATTTTATATTTTGAATATTTATAAAATTTATATATTCTTGAATTTGTTTTATTATTTTGTTATCAACATCAGTAAGATTAATAAATGTGCCATTAGAGTTTTCACTAAATTTAACTGAGTTATCAATAAAAATTTTCAAAATATCTATTTGTTGTTGTTTATTATATTGTTCAATTGTATCTTTAATTTTTTTTAAAGATTCTATATCAGTCATATAATATAATACATTACATTACTTTAAATTAATTTAATTTAATCTTCACTTACTTGTAATTCATCTACATCAATATCAATTGCTTTTGTTTTATCACTAATAGAAATTTTTTGTGGTTTAGTTCTACTTTCTAATAATTCTGCTATTACAGAAATATTTTTATCATTTAACTCAAATCGTTGTCCAATAACTCTAACAGTAATTTCTTGTTTTTCTTTAATATTTGAAAAATTTTTATTAAGATAGTTATGATCACGAGCAATAAATATAATTAGTGGGTTATTATCATCAGAGACTGCTGCACGAATACCTGCCTTTGTAATATTTTCAGCTATACAAGTTAATTGTTGCCCTTCAACAGGATTACATACTAAACATTCAATAACTACATCAAATTTAATATAATCTCGTTCTTGTATTCCATTTGAATAACTTATAATAGATATACTATCAGGTTTAATATATCCCTCTTTAATACATTTACCTGCAATTTCATTTTCTATTAGTTTCAACATAATTTCTTTTAAATTAGATCCAATATTCTTCATATTAATAAAAACTTTTTTACTAATTATCATAGAAGTATATAAATTATTTTCACGTCTCTTTTTACGTGATGTAGTTTTAGTTATTTTAGGTTCTGCTTGATCAGCCATCTTATATAATATATATATACTATATTTAATTTCAATTTTTAATAATTTAACTAGAAGAATAAAAAATAAATTCAATTGGAGTTAAAAACCACTTTTTGCCATCAGTTTTATTATAATTATTTATTCTGAGTAAAAATTCTTGTAATACACATAGATATGCTGCTGATCGTTTTTTTATTGTGCTATCTGTATAATGATATTTTTTATCTAGTAAAATATTTAATTTTACAGCAGTTAATTTTGCACCCTGATCACATCTGGCACCAGTATTACCTGCACCACCATATTTAACTTTAAATACCATTAAGGTATTTTTAAAATTAGTTATAAATCCAAATGTATTATTAATTTCACTTTTAGGTATAATATCTTGTTTTATTTTTGGCCAAAAATCATTATAATCTTCTGATTCACCTAATTTCCATTTTCTCTCTTTATCATTTTTAATAACCAGTTTGAAGATAGATTTTTTAGCCTTTGGATCCCATCCTGGTAATAATATACCAGTTATATCTTTGTGTTTTATAAGATAATTATCAAAATAATTTAATATTTTATTTTCAAAACTTGTGAGAGAATCATTGAAATAGATGTAGTTTAATATGTTAATTAAATCATCATATAAATTCATTTCTACCAGATGGCTAATTAGTAAATCATCTAATATTTCTTTACTCACGCCCATTTCTTCTAGTTCTTTAAATACATAATAACAATGTTTATACCAAATATCTTTGTCTCCTCTAATTATAATTTGTTTAGTCATTGCACTATTATAATCTTCTAACATCTTATCAAGTAATTTTTTCCCAGGTAATATTTTTGGTTGTGATTCAATTGGTATAATAGTAGGTTCCTCTATGGTTTCTGCTGATTTAATTGCCTTTTCAACAGCTTTATCAACCTCTTCATCTGTTTCGTCATCGGCTTCTGATAGTACACTTAAAATTTTAGGAACTATTTTTAATGTTTTACTTTTTGATATACTAGCAACATCACTAATATTTACTTTTATTTCTTGATGTTTATATGGTATTGGTGCACTACGTTCATATATAGATATATTGTCACTATTTAGTTCTATCGGCTGGAAAAAATAGTAATTGTCTATATTAATAAGTTTGCCATATCTACCATATTTGTCACTTATTAATTCATTATTATCAATTAATTCTGTTAGTGCAGCATATATTTGAACAGTAGGATATTGTCTAACAACATTTATCTCTCTTATTAAATTATTTTTTTCATAAAAATATTTTTCTTTCATCAATTGTTTAATTCTTAAAGTTATTTTATCAATATTCATTTCTATAAAATTTTTTGTATAACTTAATGTATTTACTTCACCAATTAAATTTTCGGGTTTACATTTATACATACAAGTATCTTGGAAATCACATTGTTGTGTAAAAGGTTTATCACCAACTTGATAATCAATTATTTTACCATCAGAAATTTTTTGTTTTAATGTAATTTTCATATTTTCAGCACTAAAATTTGTCTGTTCACTATTTAATAAACAATCTACAGATATCTCTTTTAATACTCTAGTCACTTTACCTATTTTAATAGCTTTCTGTTCTGATAATCTATATACATAAAGGTCAGCAGCTTCAGAAGAATTATCTATTAATTCACTACCATATAAATATACTTGAACATTTCTCTCTTCTAATGGTAAATCTTTATGACTACAATTTCTTACAGCTCTACCGATAATTTGATCTATTCTACTTAAATTATACCAAGGTTCTAATATATGTACTTGGCGAAGAAATTTAAAATCTAAACCTTCTGATCCTGCTTGTGAAATTAATATAACTTTTATCTTTTCACCATTTAAATTATTCTTTTGTCTTGCAGCTTTAACTTCAGAAATATTATCAGGAGAAAGTTTGTTATCGCCAGTAATCATAATATATTTTGCTGGAATACTATCTTTACTATTAGTATTTGTATAAGTTTTTAAATCAAGATTCTCAACTGGACGTTTTTCAAATAGTGATGGAGTTGAACCATATCGGGTAATACCCATTTCTTCTAGTGCCAAAGCAATTGGTACTACACCTCCATCTAAATATTGAGAATAAATTAATACTACACCAGTTGAATTTAAAATATTATCAGTAATAGCTTTAATTTTAGCACTATAAGTTTCTATATTTTCTGGTGCAAAAATACGCCCATATTCATCTAATATTTCTTCGCGATATTTAAAATTTGTAATACTAGGCGGAGATATTGTTTTTTTATATGTCATAACACTATTTAATCCTTCTTTACCAACTAAGTTTTTTATATCAACGGTAGCATCTATATCGTTTTCAAATAGATCACTATTTGGATATATTATATTTAATGCCTCTAATGGTTTTGTTAATTGTATATAACCTAATTGTTCCATCTTTTCAATATTAAAATCTTCAGTACTAGACAACTTACTTACAATATAATTGTAAGCACTCGTTTGATATCCTCCAGTAGATACCATATAGAGAGATAAAAATTGAATAGGCTCGCTTACGTCTTTACTATTTATTTGAACACGTGGGTAGACGATACTTTTAATAGATTTTTCTGGAGCAAACTGTTCAGGCCAAATTTTATATGGAAAAGTATATGGATTATCTCCTCTTACAAAAGAAACATATCCAGTTGCCTTTCTCTCTAGCAAAGCTTGTCCTTTATCTTCTCCTTCACTATTTGGTAAAAAATTTCCATCTTGATCAAAAACATCTTTTAATCTAATTGTACTTCTTTTATCGTTTAAGTTCATGATATTTATTAGCCAGATGATTTCCTTATATGTATTATATAACGGGGTAGCTGATAAAAATAGTAATCTTAGATTATCTACATTAGTAACTAATTTTGTTAGTTCTGATGCTATACGTTTGCGTTTATTGTCATCAGTAAAACGAATATTATGTACTTCATCAATAATAATAAGTCTATTATTAAAAACTTGTTTTAATTTTTGTTTTATAATTTTTTCACGATCAATAGTTAAATCACCTGGAACAAAACTTTGTTTTTCTATAAAATTAGCAAAACCTGTATATCCAATAAATAAATAGGAACTGTTTATTAAATTTTTTATTAAACTAATTACATGAGCTCTAGGCATACCACGCATATTTAATGGATTTATTTCTCTCAATAATTTATTTCCTACACAACTATTAATATTCCATAAACCATCTACTAATTCTAATCGACTTTCATCAAATAATTGTAATTTAAAATTATCTTGAACATTAGGTGATGCTACAACTATTATACGTTGACTTATACCCATCTGTTTTGTATAATCTCTCATCTCTTCAGCTACACCTATTGCAGAACAAGTTTTACCAGATCCTAAACCATGAAAAAGTAATAAACTATTATATGGTGTATATAGTGATAAAAAATTTTTAACAAATTGTTGATGTGGTGATAGTTCAAATTCACTATTACATAAACGCTCAGCCTCTTTAGAAATATCTAAAATTTTTCCACTATATCTTGTATCATTAAATTCGCGTTTTTCAGCTATTTTTTTATTAAAAAATGGATCATTCAAACTAGGATATAAATATTTTAATCTTGATTCATCTTTTTTCCATTCTTCTCTCTCTTCTAATTCAAAATTATTAATTTCACTATTTGAATCATCACTAGATGCCATTTATATATAATTATAATATTAATGTTTTATATTTAAAAAAACTCATAAGATTGTAGTATATGATCTACTCTACTTAAAGTATCTATTTTTTCTAAATTATATGGTCGTATTTCTTCAATACAATCACTATATGTTTTCCATTCAATTTTACTCACTTCACTTTTTTGAAAATTATTCAAATTATTATCTTCTTTATCCATATAAGCTATAAAATATTTATGCTTGTATGATTTGTAATTTGAACCTGTAAATAATTCTTCAATTGGTAAAACATTACATATTATTTTTAAATTATTCTTATTACATCCAGTTTCTTCTTCAAATTCTCTTAATGCACATGTTAAATCCTTTTCTTGAAAATTACGTCTTCCTTTTGGAAAACCCCATTCTGGTTCATTCCAGTTATTTTCACATTCATTTATTAAAGATTCTAAATTATATTCATTTGTTGGTAATTTAATACCTGCTCTTAGTGAATTAAATTTCTCTCTTGATGTTTTTTCTTCTCCCCTATATTGAATACCTATGTGTTCTCCCCATAATTCTCTCCATAATTGATCAAAATCTTTTGTTAATAAATTTGTTTTTTCATTTAGTGTCATTTCATTAATAATATTTAATAAGTATCGTTTATTAAATAAAGGGTACTTACCTCTTAAAAAATCCACATATCCTAAGCTATCTTTACGTCTAATCATCAAATATTTAAGCTGATCTGTATTATTAAATACTATAAGACCTATACTTGTTATAGGATTTTTACATTGATGAAATAAATGTCCATGTTTTCCACAATTATTACAAAAATTATATTCTTTCATCATTTCACTGTTATATGTTAATTTAGTTATCTTTTTATATTTATTTAATGTAATGAGTTTAAATCCTAAAGTATGGGGACCACATTATTGGTTTGTATTACATACAATAGCATTAACATATCCATTAAAACCTAATGAAACAGTAAAAAAAAAATATTATGATTTTATAGAAAATTTACCAATTTTTATTCCTATTGAAAATATAGGTAATTATTTTAGTGAATTACTTGATAAATATCCTGTAACTCCATATTTAGATTCTAGAGAATCGTTTATTAAGTGGGTTTATTTTATTCACAATACAATAAATAAATCGCTTGGTTATGAAGAATTAACATTATCTGAAAGTCTAGAAAAATACTATAAAAATTATGAAAACTCAGAAAAAGAATTTAAAATTAATAATAATAGGCGTGAACAATACATATATTTCGGTATACTTTTAATCTTAATAGTAATTACTATTAGTGTTTATAAAAAATCTTAGTATATATATAAAGTATGAAACAAAATAATAAAAAAACTAGA